TCATCCCTTGCCAATGACGACAAAGACGATGCGGCGGATCGCTTCGGCAAAGCTGACGCCCAGCGCCATCGCCGCAATGCCGGTGACGCCCAGCGCGCCGATCCCCATCAGCTTCCATCGCCTGACGTCGTCGGTCACCGGTTTCATCTCCGCGACGTCCGTACCGATCGCCAGGACCGACGCCTCGAGTTCGCCGACCCGATCGGCAAGCTGCTCCATGCGCAAATGCACGTTGGCATGGCTTGTCGCGGTCTTGTCTTCCGCGCGCCGGGCACCCTCCTCGATCCGGCGAATGGATTCCTGCAAGCCGCGCATGCCCGCAACCAATTCGCCGAGCTGGCGGTGAACGGCTACATCGATTTCAACTGCCGACATCGGCGCGCTCCCCATGCCTGGCGCATTCCGCCCGTGTCCAGATTTCCGCCGCGCAAAGCCCGACGGCCGTGCGGTCGATCCGGCGTTGATCCGCAGGCGTCGCGCCGCGTGCGCCGACGAGATCAGTTCCGACCACGCCCCGCAGGCCCGGAACACTGGCCGGTTGCGAAGTTCCACAACCTGCCTGAATCAAGGCAGGAAGGCCGATGAAACGAGGAAAGAGATGGGCGATGTCGTTACGGCCGCTGTATTCTCCGGCATCGACAAGCAATGCGGCATAGTTTGCAATGCTCATAGCCAGCCCTCCTTGGTGCGCCAGGCACGGTTATCGCCGTCGTTGAGGAAGCGTTTGACGAAGCGGTTGTCGCCTTCCGAATGCGCCTCCACCAGGCCAGAGGCATGCGCAATATTGAACGGTACCGAGGCGACGCGGTGCCAGTCGCCGCGCCAGGCCTTCTCGGCGCTGTTGCGCACGTCCCGGTTTTCGCTGAGCAGATTGTCGACGGGATAATCGACGCGATAGACGTCCTTTTCTCCGTCGAAGAGGTGCCAGACCGAGCGGCCCGTCGTCCGGTCATGATCGTAGAGCGTCCAGGCTCCATCGCGGATCAGCATCGCTCACTCTCCCGGCAAGGGATCGGCGCGCTCGGCCTTGCCGGCGGCAATCAGCGCCTTCGCCTCCTCCAGGTCGAGCGATACGACGGCCCCGGCCGCTGTCCGCTCGCCATCCTGGAACCAGACATCGTAGACGAGGCGGACAGGCACCGATTTCTTTGCTTCGGTCATCGATTTCTCCATGAAAAAAGGCGGCTCCGAAGAACCGCCTTGCCAATGATCTTTCGTTTTTTGAGCCGCGCTGCGGCGGCCGTGGGAGCCTCGCGTGCACCACCCAACTCTTGACTGCCGATGGGCTATGTTTGTCTTGCGCCTTCAGAGCCGCCAATTGCTCCGCGCGAGACCCAGTCGGTGGGCATTGGCCAAGCACATCGCCTGGCGACTGCTTCATGCCGAAAGAGACACCGGTCCCGGCGACTCCTTGTCGGCGGTGAGCGCCGTCGTGCAGCCGACGAATCCGTCCGCAAGCCTTCGTCCGACCCGTCACTTCCAATGGGCTGGTCGTGACGAAGCTCGGCCCCTGTAAGGGCCCGTTCGAGCCAATCGCCTGCGGCATCCTTCAGGGCTGCGGCCTATTGCAGAGATCTATCGCCCAAAATCCGAAACGGTCTTCATCGCCGACGCGACGAAGAGATTGAACTTATCGGCGAGTGCCGTGTTGATCTCTCGAGACAGGAACAGGTCGTAAACCGAAGGCAAGTTCTCGATACCGGCGGCTCCCACCCCGGCAACGCGACAACCAAGCCGTGTTCCAGGAAAGTCAGCGGTATCGGATGCGGTTACCGCGAACGCGCCGGCACATAGGTTTGCTGCAAGTGCGTCGCTGCGGGCCGTTTCCAGCGCGCGCTCGACGTCGGCAGGCTGTTCAGACGCATAAAATCCCCACGTCGCTCTTTCCCGGCAATGCCTGCTGCGCATAACCGGGGATGTGAAGTCCATAAGCCTCGACTGGCTCAGAAAACTTGACAACGGAAGTCCGCGGCTCATCCGTATCGAGAAGGTTGCATGGCGAAGCCACGATATCCGCCCTCTTGAAAACGGCCTTCTCCTCGTCGAGGATCTTGAAGAATTGGGCGTCACACGCAAACAACGCAGCCAGCACCCTCTCGGCGCTTTCCAGCGGCATCGTACATTCCGGCGCGACATTGCCGCTTCGTTCGCAGATTCCCACGCGACTCATGTCTTCAAACGAATACGGATCGATCGTCGCGAACACCAGCCCAACCAACACGACAACCAAGCTGAAGAGCGCGACAACGGTGTAAACCATTGCCTTTAGCCACTTTTTCATGCCTCCTCCTCGCTTGCGGAAACATAACCAGATGCCCGTCCATTGGAACATTTCATGAACGAATGCAAGGTTGAGATCGCGCCGTCTATACAACTTGCGCGAATAGCTAGTCACCCAATGACGACATCGATGATCACGCCCTTGTCGGCGTCGCCGGTCTTGGCCACGGCCTTGTCCTCCTGGATGTTGCGCAGCCAGAGGAAGGAGAGCATGTCGGTATCGAGGAAGAAGGCGTTGCGCGCCAGTTTCGCATTGCCCGCCTGCACGCGGTTCGGGTGGATCATCACGGTGCCGAACGGGCCTTCGTAATAGTCGGCGGTGGCCACGATCGTGTTGCGCTCGCCGCCCTGCGAGACGGCATAGCGGAACGGCGCCACATTGGCGTCCGACATGAAGGTGACGAAGACCGATTTGACGTAGGGCGAGACCGAGACATGGCGGAAATTGGCGCCGTTCTGGTAGCCGGTCTGCATCACCTGGTCGAGGATCGCCTTGGTGAAGGGGCGCTGCGCGCCGTCGGTCGGCGACAGCGCAAACCGCTTCGGCCTAAGCGTATCCCTGGTCATGGGTTCCCGTGTTCGTTCCGAAAGAGGTCGGCCGGCATCGGCGGCGTCTTGTCGGAAGCAAGAGGCGTGGTGCAACCAATGAAACCGTCAGCGAAGCCGAGTGCCTCAGAGGGAGTATAGCCGGTTGCTTCGGCTGCGAGGTCAAGCGACCAGCCTTCGTTCCGGGCATAACCATCGATTTCTCCTGGCGTTGTGTATTGAAGTGCACTGTGCAGCGACCGCAGCCGAGCTCTGGCACAGTCGGTCCCCGGCCCCTGGTGCGCTGGAGCGGGAATTTTGTCTTGAAGCGAGCCCTGGAAGGGCCGATCAGAGAACCTTCCGGTCGGTAAAAGCCCAGGCGACGTCATTCGCCTTCACCCGGGCAAAGCGTTTCATCATCAGCGCATAGCGGCTCGCCGAAATCACGTCGTCGCGTTCCTTGACGATCCGGCCGTCCTTGCGGTGGTAGAGCCTGAATTCCTCGAACCACTCGCCGCAGGTCGAAAACACCTTGAAGCGCCCGGTCTGCATGCGCTGCAGCATGTCGGAGACACCCGCCTCGACACCGTTGCTGCCGTCGTCGAAGGTCGCGCGCTCCGGCAGCATGGCGAGCCCCTGTCCGCGATATTGCGCCGCAAGCTGCTCGCCCGAGCCCTTGTCGTGCTGCAGCCCGTCATGCGGCCAGGCCCAGGGCAGCCAGGCGCCCCAGGGTTTCAAGGCTGCCGCGTGGATGATCGGCGTCGCCTCGCGCTCGCGGTAACAGCGGGTCACGTAGAAGATGTCCGCGTCCCGGTCCCAGGCACAAAGCACCGCAGCAAAGGGGTGGTCCCAGCCGAAATCGAGCCCGCCGATCTGCACCCAATGCCGGGGTATCTCGAAGGGCTCGACGCGGATCTGCTCCTCCGTCACCGGGAAGATCCGGCCCGAACCGAGCGTTGGCACGCCCTTGGTGCGCGCTTCCTTCTCGTGCGCCGGATAGCTGGCAACGATCTTGGCGCGCTCCTCGGGCGTATAATGTTCGGCATCGTCGATCGTCATGGTCACCACGGTCCGGTCCTCGGAAGGCTCCAGCAGATAGCGGCCGACGACCGCGCTCATGCCCTTCAGCGGCGTGAAGGTCACGGCGACCGAACCGCCCGTCGCATTGGTGCGGGTGATGCCTTCGAAATAGACGTCTTCCGGCGGCTCCTCGTCGAACCAGACATAGTCCACCGTGTTCGCCTGCCATTTCGCCCGGCCCTGCTCATAGGCTTTCAAAAGCAGCGTCGAGGTGCCGCCGCTGGCGTGGCGCACCGTCACGCTGTCGAGCGCGCCGGAGGCGCTGGAACGCCGGGTCCAGCCGGAAAGCACTGCTTTCGGCAGATAGCCGGTGCCCCAGTCCTCCTCGCTCATCGGCGGGCCGACGAGCAGCCGCTGCACGCCATCGCGCGTCAGCTCGTGCGATTCCGAACCGCCGATCATCGTGATCGGACGGTCGAACCGTCGGCCCGCCCACCATTCGGGATAGTCGCCAGTCAGATGCATCGCCGCTTCCGCGGCACCGGCCAGCGTCTTGCCGAGCTGGTTGCCGGCCATGAACAGCCGCTCGCGAAAGCGGGCGCCGGCCGCATGAAACTCGGTCTGCTTCGCATAGGGCCGGTAATAGCGCAGCCTATTCGTGTTCTGCCGCCGCCCGATCTCCATCGCCAGTTCCATCCGCTCCCTGAGCAGCAAGGAAAGGCCTGATGGTCTGGTCGAGCTTGCGGATCCGCTCGAGAAGTTGCTCATCCGTCATCTCGCCGATCTGGTTTGGATTGATGGTCACGTCCTTCGGCATCAGCGCCGCCACGGCTTTGAGGAAATCATGCGGGTTCTTCTCGATCAGCGCATGGATCGCCGCCGCTCCTCGGGCTTCCCAGGCCGAAAGCATGTCTTCGAGGAAAAGTTCGCCCAGCCTGGTGCGCACCGCCTTGCGGGCGCGTGGCCGGGGAATCACGCCCGCGCGATCGGCACGCGGCAGAAAGCGCCCCGTCATCGGGTCCTTGGCAGGTTTGCTCGTCATGGGATTTGCTCCGTTCGGCCAAGGCACCCGCTGCCGGCACGGCGTTGACCGAGATGGCACGGGCCTGACTGTCGGCCAGCGCCCCTGCCTTGGCGCCTGCAGCAGCCGGCACTTGTCACTTGGCAATCGTCAAGCGCCAGCCGCACGCGCCGCGAAAGGCCGCGCCAAGCGTGACGGCAGCTCACAGAAAATTGCTGGTGTCACGCCCGATGTCACGCCAGTAAACTTGACTTCAGGTTGTATTACGTCATCAATACGTCGCGCCGGGTCGCCCTGCCTCGGGCCTTGCCGGCGGAAATACATGACGGGTGCCGATGCTGCGCAGGCGGCAGCCGGGAAAGAGCCAAAGTAGTTCAATTTTTTAATAGTTTGTCAGTCCGGAAGCCCCGCCGCGAGAGCCATGCGATGGATGCAACAGGTGTCAGATGATCCGCAACGCGTTCAGTAAGTTGAAGACCATTTTCGCCCCACGGCCCTCCGCAGCGAATATCTCGCCCAGGTTGCTTGAACTGGCCACCTCGGGCAATGTCGAGGCCCAGGCAAAACTCGGCGAAATCTACTTCAACGACGGCAGCGAGGAACACTACTCCGCCTCGCTTCACTGGAACCGGCAGGCGGCCCGCCAGGGTCACCCCGCCGCGCAAGCCCGTCTCGTCACCATCTATCAACGGGGTCTCGGCGTCGAGCGCGACCCGAAAGAGGCCTCGCGCTGGCTTCGCAGCATCGGGCAGCCGCGCCCACGTCCCGAACCTGCCCGCGCCGTTTCCGGCAAGATCGCCAAACAGGAAGCGTGACGAGCGCCGGCCGGTCTTCCTCATAGCCCTGCAAAGTAACGATCGGCGATGACCGCACCGTTGCGCCATTGCCCCGAGCGCCGCTCGGCTGAAGCCCGGAATCAAAAAGGCCGCTTCAATGACGAAACGGCCAGCTTGCAATATCCTTAGCCCCTATCCTGACGCTTGGCAAGCCCTCCGGACAAAATTTGTTCTTGTTATGTTCGTTTTCTTGGCCGGCTTCATTTCGGCGGCAGCGCTCGCCCCATCCGCCTCCCCGGCACGCGTCATCGATTGGTGATATAGTGGCAATCGGCGACGTCGCCCGGTGCCCAGCGGTCTCCCGGATCTCCTGCCGGGCCGAGGCGTGCCGTGTCCGGTTCGATGGTGAGACGGCCAAAGGTCGCTCCCACGACGACGGGAGGGTTCCATGACCCCACGATATCTGATTGTTGTGATTTTCGCGGCGCTTGCCGCGCTCGCCGGCTGCACCACCGACCAGGCCAGTCGCAACACCGCCCCTGCCCCAAGCCAGGGAAGCCAGGGCATGCAAGGCGGCGCCCAGGGCATGAGCCAGGGCGGCGGAAGCTCCGGCTACTAAAGCCTGTCGCGCAAAAGTGCGCAGCGGTTTTGCGATAACGACATGCGAAGCATCAAGAAATTAAAGCGCAAGGAGCGAATCTGAAAGATCGCGGCGCGCTTTAAAACCTGTCGCGCAAAAGCGCGCAGCGGTTCTTGCGATGACGACATGCGAACCATCAAGGACTTGAAGCACAGGCCGCGCCCTTGCACGGGCGGCACCGATCGCCGGTTGCCTATGTTCACCCCGCGCATGACGGAGCGAACCGCCCCTGCACCGAGCCTTCCGGCGCGGTTCGCCTCGCCCCGGCGCCTGTCGATTGAACCTCCGGCGCCGAAACGCGTTGAGTAACCATGACGCGCAATCTCGGTGCCGCGCCATTTGTTTGCGCGCATTCTGTGTTAAGCTTCCCCTCGGGAGGAAAATACCATGGAGAATTTCTTCGCACTCGCCGCCATCGTCGTCGGTTCCGCCATCCTGGGGCTCGCGCTTGCCTACGGAATGCGCCGCAAGGACGCGCACCGACCTCCCGAGCACGACGATGCGCGGTTGAAATTCTAAGCGTGTCGCGCAAAAGTCCGCAGACGCTTCGCGACAACGACATTCGAAATCAAAGACGTGGGCAAGGCGCGAATGCGAGAGATCGCGACGTGCTTCAGACCCGCCCCCCGCCGGGCAGCCCTGGCACGCGCAGTCCCTGCGCTGCTGCAGGTCTTGATGCCTGCAGGCAAACAGGGCTTGCCACTCCTCTGAAATCGGAACCTTTCCCGCCCCCTCGCCTTACTCCTTGACCAAGGATCAGCCGAGGAGATGCGAGGATGAGCAAGCCGCACCCGAAATCACGGGATCTCAGGCAGACACCGGAAGACGGGCCTGGGCCGGCCGAGCCGGGCAGCGCCCCCATCGGCAAGATTCCGCCCGTACCGGCCGAGCAGATGCCGGAGGGCGACGACCTGCCGCCGGCCGATCAGGGCCGGGTGCCGCCCGTTCCGAGCCGCGACGAGGCCAATATGAAGCCGGATGACGCCTTGCCCGAAGACCGCGAGGAGAAGATCATCGACGACGACCCGGCGCGCGAGAAGACCCGCTTCGACGAAGAACTTCCGAAAAGCAGCCGCTAAAGCCTGTCGCGCAAAAGTGCGCAGCGATTTTGCGGTAACGACATGCGAAATACCAAAGGCTTAAAGCAAGGAGCGGATCTGAAAGATCGCGACGCGCTTTAAAGCTTGTCGCGCAAAAGTGCGTAGCGGTTTTGCGATAACGACATGCGAAATATCAATGGCTTAAGCGAAGGAGCGAATCTGAAAGATCGCGACGCGCTTTAAAGCTTGTCGCGCAAAAGTGCGCAGCGATTTTGCGATAACGACAGGCGAAATATCAAAGGCTTAAAGCAAAGGAGCGAGATCGCGGCGCGTATTAAGGCCTCTCGCGCAAAAGTGCACAGCGGCTTTGGATCACGGCATGCGACGCATCAAGCGTAAGTGCAAAGGGTGATTTAGCCAGCTTGCAAGCCCAAACAAAAAAGCCCGCCGGTCGCGACGACCGGCGGGCCCTGTTCTGACTACTTCGCCTCGATCAATAGGGCGAGTAGCACTGCTGGCGGGGGCCACCATAGGGCTGATAGCTGTTGTCGTAGGCGCGGTAGGAGCGGTAGCGCGCATAACACCAGTCGACATGACGCTGGCTCACGCCCGGCTCGTACCGGCGTGGCGGAGCGGCAATGGCGCCGCCGATCACGACTCCTGCGCCGAAGGCCGCCAGCGGATACCACCAGCCGTCATAGTGGCGTCGATAGCCGTAGCGCTCGTAGCGATAGCCGCGGTAGCCGTTGTAGTAGCCATAACGGTAGCCGCCTTGCCATCCCGGCCGGTAGCCCGGGCGATACGACCCGTACCGACCATGCCAGCGCGGATGATATCCGCCATGGCCATGGCCCCAGCCGTGGCCGTTACCATGTCTGTCACGCACCAGCTCGACATCGCTCTTCTGCACCCGCTCGATGGCAACAGCCGGCACGGCGTTCGCCGGCGTGATGCCCGAAAGAGCCGTAACCGCCGCCATTACGACGATGGCAATCTTCTTCATTTCATCACCTGTCCGTTTGGAAACAGGCGCCAGTTTCACGGAATGACGTGAACCTGCAATGAATGCGGAAATTCTAATGTGCAAACTCAACCAGCAGGCGCAGTTGCAGGCGCCTCACGGACGCTGCGCTTGCGTCCCGCGCAGCGTCAGCGCATGCGCGATCAGCGTTTCCACGGCCGCGCCGTAGGAAATACCGTCTTCCGC